CGCCGCGCTTGCCTTGGCCGGTTGCGTCACGCGCGAGCCCGTGATCGAAGAACGCATTATCGAAGTGAAGGTGCCGGTCACGGTTCCCTGCATGGGCCAGCGGCCCGGCGCTGTGACCGCGCTGATTCAAAGCCTCAGCCGTGCCGAATGGGACGCGCTGACCACTGACCAGCGCGCCAACCTGCTCGCCGCCCAGGCGCTTGAGCGCAAGATTTATGGCGACCGGCTGACCGACGCCGCTGCGGGGTGCCGCTGATGCTGACCTACGAAGAGACGCTTGATCCCAGCGAAGTCCGCAGCTTCGAACAGCCGTGGGGCGACCAGTTGGGTGATGGCGAGGCCCTAATCGGTATCGCGGCCGTCACCTTCATCAACGCGGCGGGCACGACTCAGCCCAGCGCGGCGACTTTCGCCACGAATAGCACGATGGTCTGGCTGACGGGTGGAACGCCCGGCTCGACTGCGATCTTCACCGTCCGAGTGACGACCTCGCGAAACCGCACTTTGGAAAAAGCGTTCGCGGTGCCGGTGCGTGAGACAACTTATGTGCCGCCCGCCGAAACTGAGATTGAGCGGCTGACGCGCGAGATCGTGGAAGCCAAGGCGCAGCGCGCCAAGGTTGCGCGCGGTGATGCTGTCGAGGAAGTCTTGCGTGATGGTCGCCGGATCGTGCGGCAGTTGCCGACGCTGGCTGAGCTACAAACGCTGATCCAGCAGCTTGAGGGCGAATTGTATCAGGCGCAGGTCGCCGCTGGCATGGAAACGGCGCCGCGCCGCACCGCAATCGGAGTTGCCTACTAATGAGCTTCTGGCGCACCATGACCGATGCGCTGGGCTTCACCGCGCCTAAATCTGCGGCCTTCAGTGGTTCGGGCCGCGCCTACGACGCTGGCAGCTTCAGCACGCGCGAGATGACTGACTGGTATCCCTCGCTCACCAGCGCTGACGATGAAGTCATTGATAGCCGCGAGGCTATGGTCGGCCGCGCCCGCGACCTCTATCGGAATCATCCGGTCATTCACGGCGCAATCAACAAGATCGCGGATGCGGTGATCGGAACTCGCGTTCTGCTTGATGCCAAGCCGATGCACGATTTGCTTGGCCGCGACATCGACTGGGGCTTGGATTGGTCGCTGACAACTGAGGCTGAGTTCAAGGTCTGGGCCTATGCGGGCGGCCATGAGTGCGACATCGCTCGCGAGGCTTCGTTCGGGCAGATAATGCGAACCGCGCTGACTACGCGGCTGGTCGATGGTGAGTGCTTCGTCATCGTCCGCAACAAGCTGCGCGCCGGCGTGTCACGCTACACGACCTGCATCGAACTGATCGACACCGACCGCATCACCAACCCGAGCGGCACGCCGGACGGCCACATCCTGCCCAACGGCCACACGGTCTATGGCGGGATCGAATACAGCCGCGATGGCGAGCCGATGGCCTACTTCGTTCGGATTAAGCACCCCGCGCAACTCAACACGCGCGGCGACAATTATCGCTGGGAGCGCATCGCGCGCTTCACCAGCACCGGCAAGCCGCAGATGATCCATAGCTTCCGCAAGCACCGCGCCAATCAGAAGCGCGGCGTGACGGCGCTCGCGCCGGTCATCAAGCGAGCTCGCATGGGTGACAATTACGATGTTGCCGAACTGGAAGCGGCGCTGTTCGATGCGGTCAATGCTGGTTTCGTGGAATCCCCCTACCCGACTGGCGATGTCGCGGCCGCAATGGCCCCGTCTGGTCAGGCGAGCAATGCGGGCTGGTCGCTGCGGGATCAGGTCGACTATCGCAAGGACAACAAGGTGCGGGTCGAAGGCGTCCGCATGATCCACGCGCTGCCCGGCGAGAAGTTTAATTGGAAGCAGCCCGCACGGCCCGCTGGAAACTACCCCGCATTCAAGGGTGCGGTGCAGCATGACCTAGCCTCTGGTGTCGGCCTGTCCTACCCGCAGCTTTCGGAAGACTGGGGCTCGATCAATTACTCGTCGGCTCGCACGCTGCTCAATGAGAAGTGGCGCGGCTTCGACAGCATGGGCGAGGAATTCTGCGATCAGGTCTGTTCGCCGATCTATCTGGCATGGCTGGAAGAGGCCGTTGCCATCAACACCGTGAAGGTGCCGGGCGGTGCTGCGCGTTTCTACGAGCGCCGCAATCTGCTTGGCTTTGCATCTTGGCTTCGGCCGGGCCGCGGCAAGATCGACCCGCTCAAGGAAGAACAGGCGTCGGACATCGCGGTTCATGCTGGCCGGTCGAACAACGCGATCGAGTGCGCGAACAACGGGCTCGACTTGCATGAAGTGCTTCTCGGCAAGGCGCGTGAAGACATGATCCGGCAGCGCCTCGGTGTTCCGGCGTTCGTGCCCATGAAGATCGCGCAAAGCAGCAGCGGCGATGAGGGCGATGCGGATAGCACCGGCAGCGCTGATGATCGCGATGGCGACGGTGAGCCGAATGAAGATCAGCAGAAAGATCAGCGCGGCCGCCGCCGCCAGCCCGAGGGAGCGCAGTGATGGACTATCCGCTGATCGGCCAGCGCCTCTTCAATGTGCCGCTGATGCTTCGGCCCGAGAAGTGCGAGATTGTCGCGGCCGCGCTGCTCGATCACTTCGGCATTTCGAAGCTGCAACGCATCGACGGGACCAGTCTGGGCGTTATTGAGCTCAAGCAGGAAGCATCGCTCGCCACCTCTGGGGATCGCCCGGAGCGGCGCTACTACCAGTCGATTGACGGGGTGGCGATCATTCCGGTTCAAGGCTCACTGGCCCAGCGCGTCGGCGGGCTTGATCCCTACTCGGGGGTTTGCGGATACAACCAGATCGAAGCGAAGATCGAGATGGCGCAGGATGATGACACCGTTCGCGCCATCTTGCTCGACATCGACAGCCCTGGCGGCGAGGTCGCTGGCTGCTTCGACCTGTCGCGAAAGATCGCGTCCTATTCGCGGCGCAACGGGGGCAAGCCCATCATCGGCGCGGCGAACGAACAAGCGTGCAGCGCTGGCTACGCCCTGCTCAGCGGTTGCGACCAAGTGTTCATGCCGGAAAGCGCCATGGTGGGGTCAATCGGCGTCTGGACCCTGCTTGTCGATATGACCCGCAATCTGGATCGCGAGGGCATTGAGATTACCATGATCCGCGCTGGCGACCGCAAGGCGCGCGGGGCCTATTTCGAGAAGGCCGACAAGGAAACCGTTTCGAAGTTGGTCGGCTGGGTCGAGAACACCCGCGACCAGTTTGTGCGGCTTGTCGCGCAGAACCGGAATCTGAGCGAGGCTGATGTCTCCGCTCAGGAAGGGGATTGGTTCTATGGCGACGAAGCCATGGAGCGCGGCCTGATCGACGGCATCGGGTCGTTCGAATCGATCTTTAACCACGCGCGCGAACTCGCGCGCGCCTGACCAAGCCGAAAGGACTGATGATGACGAACGCGACCTACGCGGGTCTGCGGATGGCGGCGCGTGCCGGCAAGCCGAAGCCCGACATGGAAGACGACGAAACCATGCCCGACGACGACCGCGAGGAAGCGTCCGAAGCGGAAGACAAGGGCAAGAAAAAGGACGAAAAATACATGACCGAAGAAGAAATCAAGGCGGCCACTGCCGCCGCCGCGTCTCAGGCCAAGGCCGATGAGCGCGCCCGCTTCAGTGCCGTCATGGCATCGGAGCACTATCAGGGCCGTGAAAAGCTCGCTGCCACTTTGCTTCAGCAGGACGGCATGAGCGCTGATGCGATCATCGAAGCCCTCTCTGCCGCACCGGCACCGAGCGCTGCGCCCGCCAAGGCTGACGATGATGACTCGTCGGCTCGTGCTGAGATGCAGTCCCGCCTCGCCGCTGAGCAGCCCGCCCCGACCGGGCAGGCCGCCGATGAGCAGGCTGAACCGCAGGCTGACAACAGCCTCGTTGACAACATGAAGGCCCGTTACGGCCTCGCCAAGTAAGGAGAAACTACCATGGCAAACCAAGTCGAAGGTCTTGTCGTCGGCGATGGCCTCAAGGCCGAACTGCCGATGGACGCAAGCCGCGCCACCGAAACCGTCACCTCCGGCGCGGGCAACCTGCCCCTGTTCCGCGTGATGGGCCGGATCACCGCGTCGGGCGAACTCACCAACTATACGCCGGGCGCTGCCAACGGTTCGGAAATCGCCAGCGCGGTGCTGATCGAGGCGGTTGACGCAACCTCGGCAGCACGCACCGCCACCGTCATCGACTGGACCGCTTCGTTCGCGCGCCAGCGTCTGACTTGGGGCGCTGCCGTCACCACCGACGCGCATCGCACCACTGCGATCCGCCAGCTTCAGAACCGCGGCATCCGCGTGCTCAACCAGGCGTAAGCCTGAAGGAAAGGAATCCCAGAAATGGCACTTATCGACGCCTTCAGTGGCAACGCATTCCGCATGTCCTCGCTCGCCGAGGCCATCAATGTGGTGCCCAACACCTACGGCCGCGTCCGCGAGCTGGGGTTGTTCCGCGCCAAGTCGCTTCCGACGACCACGTTCTACATCGAGTTCAAGAACGGGGTGCTCAACCTCCTCAACACCTCGCCGCGCGGCGGCAACAACCCCACCTTGGCCCGCACGCCGAAGCGGAACATCCGCGACTATCGCGTGTTCCACATCGAGCACGATGATTTCATCTACGCCGACGACATCCAGAACGTCCGCGCCTACGGTTCGGAGTTCCAGCTTCAGGCACTTCAGGAACTCGTCACCGAAAGTTTGGCAACGCTCGCCGGCAAGTTCGACATCACTGAAGAATGGCATCTCGTGAATGCCATTCAGGGCCTGCTCGTCGATGCGGATGGCACCACGCTGTTCAATGCCTTCACCGACTTCGGCGTGTCGCAGACCTCGATCGACTTCACCTTTGCGACTGGCACGCCGACGAACGATGTCGGCCAGAAGCTCGTGCAGGTGGTTCGTCACATCGAAGACAACCTGCAAGGCGAAACCATGACCGGCGTCCATGCGCTTGTCGGCTCGACTTGGTTTGATCGCTTCATTGCTCACCCCTCGGTCACGCAGGCGTATCAGTTCTACGCCTCGACGCAGGAGCCGCTGCGTCAGGATGTGCGCCGCCGTTTCGTCCACAAGGGCGTGACGATCGAGGAATATCGCGGCCGCGCGACTTTCCTGAACCCGAACGACACCGTGACCACCCGGGCGTTCATTTCCGACACCGAAGCGCGCTTCTTCCCGGTCGGAACCCAGCAGGCGTTCCTCAACTATTACGGCCCTGCCGATTTCGTTGCGGACGCCAACAAGCCCGGCCAGCGCCTTGCGATCAAGATGCTGCCGGATCCCTCGGGCAAGGACAAGTTCATCGGGATGCACGCCCAGATGAACCCGTTTGCGCTCTGCACCCGCCCGGCCACGCTGGTCCGCGGCTTCAGCTCGAACTGATAGGAGCGCGCAATGAAGAATGTGACCTTCACCAAGGCGTTCACCATCGTTGAGGACGAGCGCACCACGACCACCTACCCTGAAGGCTGGACCGGCGAAGTCGAAAACGACGTTGCTGAACTGGCGGCCGAGGAAGGCTGCATCGAGGGCAAGGCCAAGCCGAAGGGCAAGGCTGATGCGGCGCCCGCTGGCGCGGACAACGCGCCTGCCTGACCGTGTTGGGGCCGGGAGCAATCTCGGCCCCTTCCACATTTTAGGACATCCCCATGAGCGATCTTGAAACCGAAACCGATGCGCTGGATCAAGCCTGCGCCGAAGGGCTTGGCGAGACGATCACCTACATCCGCGCAGGCCGCGCACCGCTGCCGTTCAAGGCCCATGTCGATTATGCCGATGCCACGAAAGACATCGGCGCCGGGCAGATGATCGAACAGGATATGACGCTCGCTATCACTAAGCTGAGCTTGCCGTTCGAGCCCAACCGCCACGACCGGATCATGCTGAGCAAGCGTCCGGGCAGAGCCTATTTCCCCGCCTCTGTCGCCAATGACTCGAGCGGCACGCACTGGGTCATCGTGCCCAAGATGGTGAAGTGATGAGCGCACGCCTTCAGGTCCGCGCCGCCCTGCTC